TGCAGCCCTTCGCCGAATCTCTCGTTCAAATGATGCCATCAAAGCATCTGCCGCCATGTTTCAAAATCAGGGTGTCAAAGGTGTCCTTTACATGGATGACCCCCGTGTGATTAATGGCGGTGCATCCATCATGGACAGTGCTAAACAAGTCCAAGCCATCAAAGAAAAACTGACCCGTGGCGAATGGGTGGGGGCGGACAATCATGGTCGCATTGGCGTTTCTGGTTACAAATTAGGCTGGCAAGAGGTCGGACTATCTCCGGTTGACCTTGCCATCATTGAGTCCGAGAAATGGGACATGAAGCGTTTTTGTTCGGTTTACGGGGTACCAAGCCAATTGTTGAATGATTCCGAGGCTTCGACTTATAACAACGTAAAAGAGGCCGAAAAGGCCCTCACAACCCGTTGTGCGATGCCGTTGCTGGTTTCATTCCGAAATCACCTGAATCGCAAACTAAATACTGACTGGGGCTATGCTGGGAAAAACCTTTATGTTGACTTTGATCAAACCGTGTTCACTGAACTTCAGGAGGACATCAAAGAGAAATCAACTTGGGTCAATACCTTGAAAGGACTCAGCCCGAACGAGCAACGCAATCTGTTGGGTCTGGAAACAATTGACAACGAATATTTTGACGAGCCTTGGATCACACCTGACATGGGAATGCCTTTGTCGGATTGGGATTTGCAGTCAGATTCTGCCGCTGGTGAGGATATGTCCCCCATCGGTCAAGAAATGGCCAAAGGATTCAAAGCCGAAAATGAAAAGGTGAGTTTTGATTATGACGGTGTGTTAAGCACTGCCAAGGGTCAAATGGAGGCAAAGGACAAAGTCGCTGAAGGGTATGTTGTTTACATTATCTCAGCCCGGTCCGACAAATCTGGGATGCTCAAAGTGGCCGACAAGGTAGGGATTCCCCATTCACGGGTTTTTGCAACTGGGTCCAACAAGGCCAAGGTTGAGAAAATCAAATCATTGGGAATCAATACCCACTACGACAACAACCCGGATGTGATTGACGAAATCGGTGACGCTGGTGAAATGTTTGATTGATAAAAAGGTTTACGATACCTATCCAATTGATAAAAAGGAAAGGTGTTGTGCTTTATACAAAAGACGAATGGAGGCAAAAAGAGAATACCTCCGAAAACGACTGATGAATGAATGGGAAGGAAAAACAAAAATATTTGCTCCAATACAACCGGGTCAACCGCAAGTTTGAAGCAAAGTTCCGACCCAAGATAAAAAAGGCCCTTGACGGGGTCGTTAGTTCTTTGATTGACGATTTGCGAAACCGGGGAATCCGATTGGCTGAATCCGAATTGAGCCAAACAATCCTCAACCAGCAACTGCAAAAACCGTTGTTGGAAATGTATCGTGAGGTGGGTTTGTATCATGGGAAACAAACAAACCGAAGATTAAAGCAAGAGGCTGGACAAAAGGCACTGGGTCAAAATGAGCAATGGATGGCCGACATCATTCGGATATTGCGTGAAACCTTATTGGAATACGCAACTTTCGGGGTTAGCCAGACATTGAGGGACCATTTGCTTTTGGTTTTGTCCGATGGCATCAAAAATGAGTTGACAGTGGATGAATTGGTAAAGATTTTCCAAAAAAACACATTCACAAAGATGCAAGCCGAACGGATTGTCCGGACCGAGGTTGGACGGGCGGCCAACACTGGAGTGGCGGTTGCCTCTGAATCATTTGGGTTTGTTATGGTCAAGGAATGGTTTGCATTTCGCGATCAGCGAACAAGGGGACGGAAGCCAAAGGACAAAAAGGACCATTACCACATGGATGGGCAAGTGGTTGATTTTGTGGACGATTTCAGGGACCCACGCAGTGGTGAACGGATAGCCTACCCACTGGCTCCGAGTGGTTCAGCCGCAATGGTAATCAACTGCCGTTGCACTTGGGCTTCTACACCAAAGCGTGACGCAAATGGTCGATTGATACGAAAGAATATGGGGACCTATAAAATAAAGGGGTGACCAGCCGCCTATGGGCATTACCGAAATATGATAAGAACCGGGGTCTGGCCCCCTACCTTTTGAAAACATGAAGATGAAAACATATTTTGAACAAAAACTGATCTCGGATTCCGTCCGAGATGTATCGGAGAATGACCGCCGGGTAAAGGTGGCAATCTCCAAAATGGGCAACATTGACCATGACGGGGATGTCATTGATCAAGGAGCCTACACGAAAACAATCACTGAACGTGGACCCAAGGGGGCCAATTTGATTTGGCACCTGACTGACCACAACCCGTCATTGAAATCAGCGGTTGGTAAGTTTTCCGACATTTACACCGATGGTGACTATCTTGTTGGTATTACTACAATCCCGAACACAACTTGGGGCAATGATGTCCTTGAGTTCTACAAATCTGGTCACATTAACCAGCATTCAATTGGATTCCGTACAATTAAGGCCGAGGCCGTAAAAGGGGCACAACCTTATAACCTAATCAAAGAGGTGTTTTTGTACGAAGGTTCAGCCGTTTTGTGGGGTGCTAATTCAGAAACCCCGACTTTCTCGGTTGGTAAGTCACTGACAAAAGAGGAGGCCGTTGCTGAACACGAAAAGTTGAGCAAAGAATTGGGACTTTTGATGAAATCCCTGAAGGACGGACGATTCAGCGATGACGCATTTGAGTTCATCGAAATCCGGACCGCACAAATACATGAGGCAATAAAAACCCTAATGAATACCGAAATCACTCAACCCGTTGTGGAAACAGTTGAGCCGACAATGGATTTGTCTGGGTTGTCAAGCAATATAAACAATCTACTTAAACAATTAAATTCCTAAAAATGGAAGAATTGAAAAACATCGAACTTTCGGTCAAAACTGCGACTGAAGGTATCGCAAACATGAAGGCCGCTAACGAAGCCGCCATCAACGAGGTGAAAGGCCAAGTTGCCGAGGTAAAAACTGCCATCGTAACTATGGACGAAGCCGCCAAAGCTAATCAAAAGGCTCTGGACGAACTTATCGCTGCTAAGAATGCAAAGAAAATCGAAGCCGCAAACAAAAAGTCATTTGGAGATTCTTTCTCTGAAACAATGGCCGAGGCTTTCGAAAGCAACCAAGCCGAGTTCAAGAACTTCGCTAAAGATCGCAATGCCAAACTGGTTTTGGATCTGAAAGCAGTTGGAACAATGACTTTGACCGACAACCTCAGTGGTGATGGTCAGGCAACCTACAACACCCGTCAGGGATTGGTTCCAAGTCAGAAAATCAACTTCCGTGACCTCATTTCTACCGTTCAATCTCCGACTGGTCTTTATGTGACCTATCGTGAAACTGGTGGCGAAGGTGCTTTGACCGTACAAACTGAAGGTGCAGCAAAAGGTCAAATTGACTACGATCTGACTGAGGTGAAGGTAGTATCTGACTACATCGCTGGTTTTGCTCGTTTCTCTAAGCAAATGATGACTCAACTTCCTTTCTTGCAATCTTCTCTGCAACGTATGTTGCTGCGTGATTTCTACAAGAAAGAGAACGCCCAGTTTTTCTCTGTTGTATCTGGTGCAGCTACCGGTAGCACAACTACCTCTGCAACTGTTGACGCTGAGCAATTGGTTGACTGGATTGCTAACCAACTGAATGCGAATTTCAATTCGTCTTTCGTTTTGGTTAACTATTCTCAGTGGGCTCGCTTGCTGAAAACTAAGCCAGCGGACTACTCTGTACCCGGTGGTGTTATCATTGATCCAAATGGAAACATCCGCATCTGCGGTGTGCCCGTTATCGGTGCATCTTGGGTTACAGATGACAAGGCTCTGATCATTGATAGCGACTATCTGGAGCGTGTTGAAACAGAAAGCCTCCGTGTTGAGTTCAGCTACGAGGATAGCGACAACTTCCAGCGTAACTTGGTTACTGCTCGTGTTGAGTGCTTCGAAGATATCAACGTAATGCGGACCGATGCCCTGATCTATGCAGATTTTGGCAACGTATCCTAAATTTGTGCTGTTTGTTTGATGTGGTGATCAACAAAGGGGGTCGGGGTGACTCGGCCCCCTTCTTAAAAAACTCGGATGAATTACAATTTGCTAATTGATTGGGAAGATTTGACGGAAGAGTCCGGAATTACGGAACCCGTAACGCTTGCAGAGGTCAAAAACTATCTCCGTTTGGAGGGGTTCATAAACGATAACACAAGCATCACCCCAACATTCAATGATGACAATGCCTATATTTTGGGCCTGATAACTGGTACCCGCCAAGCATTGGAGGAATACACTGGTTTGTCATTTGTCATCAAAACATTGCAGATTGAGTTTGACAATTATGCCGGGAACTTTGAGATTCCATTTGGTCCAGTTTTGGACATTTTGGAATTGCACCCGCAAGGTGAGTCACTCGCATCCGATGAACTTGAATACACCACCAGTTCAAACAAACGCATTCTCAAAACCCCAGAGTATGGCAATTTGGTGATGCTTTATGAGGCCGGGTATGTAACCTTGCCAAAGCGACTAAAAGATGCCATGTTCAAGGAAATCGCCTACCGATATATCAATCGGGGGGACATCAATGTTGATGGAATAAGCAAAGAGGCAATGGATTTGGCATCAACCTATAAACAATCATTCACATGGCTGGGGTAGGTAATTACAAACCAATCCAGTTGGTTAGGTACACAATTTCATTCAATGAAAGTGGTGACCCTACACAACAGGCACAATATTGGAATGCTTGGGCAGAGGTTAGCGATAACGGTGGAGGCAGAAGCCAAGTGGACGGACGGACAACTTTGTCCAGTTCAAAGACCTTCAAAATCTGGTTTAGAACAAACACAATTTTGATTGGTGAGTGGAAAATCCTCTACTTTGGTGACACTTACGCAATCACAAACATCCAACGCATTGATGAAAAACGCTTCAACTTATTAGTGTCCGCCAGTGTTACAAGTTAATAACATAGGATTGGATCAATTTAGGGCAAAGATTGAGTCGGCTAAAAAGTCGATTCAGGACGAGGTATCCGCTGAACTTCAGGCATCTGCCATGGAGTTTGTAGCATTGGCAAAGCGGTCGGCAGCGAACAATGGTGGTGATCGGGGAACCCTTCAACAATCCATTGACTACCGCAAAAAGGATGCCTTCAATTATCAGGTTTTCGTGGGGACATTTTATGCCCCATTCATTGAATTTGGGACCAAGTCGAAAGCAAGGGTTCCGGCTGGTCTGGAGGATGTTGCGAGCCAATTTAAGGGCCTAAAAGGTACGGGGGCATTGTCACTGACGGAAGCCATTAAGGGGTGGGTAATTCGCAAGAAAATAGCCACAGAAAAGAAAGCGGATGGGGTGGCGTTTTTGATTGCCCGGTCTATTTATCGAAATGGTATTTCGCCAAAGCCGTTTTTCTATAAACACACGGCAGCGGTTCGGACCAATCTTTTCAAACGATTAAACGCAATATTCAGTGGCATACAATGAGGCGATATATGAATTGAAGGAGGCTTGGTACAAAAGGCTGGACGCAAATTTTGCGGTCCCAGTGTTTAAGGACGCAGCCCCGGCCACTCAGGATGGAAACTATATTTTAGTTCGTTCAGATGGGTTGACTGATTTGGGGCCAACCAACAGTGGGTGGTTCAAGTCGGTTGTCATTGTTGTTGAAATAGTGACCAAATTCCCAGTAATTTGTGACACATCTGTTGCATCGTCATACGCACAAACGGTCAACAATTCGGTCATGTATTGGCCAAACGAGTTTAATTTGCCGATTCAAAATCACCTAATCACACAAATAACCTTACAAAGTCAAGATGAAATATATGAGGATAATGACTCCGAAAAAATATTTCGCATCATAAAACGATTTGAGCATTTTCTAACACAAAAATAAAAACTAAAAATGTCTGCTCCAACAACAATTTCCGGATCAGTGATGTTCATTGAGTACAGTGACACACCCGGAAGTACAAAAAAGTCGGCCGTTTGTCAAAGCGAGGGATCGTTTGACGGAAGTCGCAACGTGGTAAGTGATGAAACTAACTGCGGAGTTTTGAAATCTATGGGTCCCGCAAACAACCGCTTCACTTTGAATGCCGTTGTTGATGTTGACCCTGACGCAAATGAGGCTTCATACAATGAGTTTCAAGCGTTGTACCAGAACAATACCAAAAAGTATTGGCATCTGACTGATTCAGCGAATGACATCTATCATGGTGGATATGGCTGGATCGCTGCACTTGGTCAGCAAAACACCAGCGGTCAAACTGCTAAATTCACAATGACCATCGAAATTGATGGTGACATTGACATCACACCACAATCATAATTCATGAAACAAACGCAGCACAACATCGGAGGAATAGAGCAAACATTGGATTTCGGACGGTTGTGGTTTTCCAAGTTTTTCGGGGAAGCCACAACCACCGATCCCCTCCAAATGGGGGAGTTGATTAGCAACCCAGCCAAGCAATTCGACTTCATTGTCGGTATTGTTTATGCCGGAATAAATTGCCACAAAAAGGTCACGAAAGCGACTGATTTGGTGACAATTGACCAATGCCAAACTTGGGTCGGTGAAATGACCGACACGGATGCGGCAGAGTTGATCAATAAATTCGTGGATGCTCAAACACCGAAAGAAACGGGGGAAGCCCCAACCCAAGTGGAAAACCCCTGACTTGGGATGAAATGAGGTCCGAGGCGTTCGGCCAAATTGGGGTTTTGCCGGATCAATTCTATGACTTTGAGGTGGAGGACTATTACCTACTACGCAAGGGATATATTGAAAAGGTAAAGATTGAAAGCCAACTATTGAGATTCCAGACGGCATTGATTTGCGAGTCGTTTGTTGGAAAGGGTCAGGGGGCAAGGTTTGTCATGGAATCATGGCAA